TAAAGCGATGTACGCGGCTGTTGCACTGGCTAAGGCTTTGGGGAAGACCGACGATGAAATTTGGGATAGTGATTGGTTATCGGATTGGACATATGAATTAGAACAAGCCGGTGCTACCGATCGAGAACTCGATTCCATAATTGCAACTGGTCAAATGCCAGAACGCCTTGCCGATGTTCAATTCAATCAAGGAGATTCTTTTCAATTTGGCCTAGACGAGGAAGGATTTGAAAACGATCCGGGCGATCCAGCACCAAGTCCACAAGAAATGCAAGTAGACCATGAACAGAAAATGGGTCTAATCAACGACATTCTGGGAATGCAAGATTTGGGACTAGGACAGTCTCCAACTACATACACCGAAGACCAGTTGTACTCGGTACCATTCGAGCAACTAAAGAAAATTCACGGCGAGGTTACAGGTAACCCCGAAGTGGCAGAAGACAACACACAGTTGGCTGGACAGCAAGACGAAGAAATGCTTGCATCGCCTGCAACCCAACAAGCTATGGCTCCACAGGGACCAGGCATGCAACAACCGCAACAAGGACAACCGACAATGGAAAACGTTGATCAAGATATTCAAACATGGCTAGGCCGTTTCAAGGCTTATGACGAACTACGCGCATCGAAGGCACCAGTAATGGAAAAGAAGAAGGCTAAGCCTGATTTCCTAGATGTTGACAAAGATGGCAACAAGAAAGAATCCTGGAAGAAGGCAGAAAAGGACAAGGCAAAGGATGAAGTCAAAGAATCCGATGACAAAAATCCATGGGAAAAGCTAGCAAGCGGCGACAAGGACGAAAAGAAGGAAAAGGTCGGCGACAGCCATAAGACTGCTAAGGGCGGTACTGTTACTAAGACAGAAAAGGGCCTAAAGCACGTTAAGGAAGACGTCCAAGAAGCTGACCAAGAAGTTCTTGAATGGATGAGCCGCTTTGCCAAGCTAGGAAACATGAAGGGTTACGGGAGGTAATATGAAGATTACTGATTTCTCTCAACAGGCACCTCTCGTAGAAAAGGACGAGGGCAAGCACAACAACGGTAAGACTACCGGATTCAAAGCCGTTGCTAAGAAGGCCGCAGCAGAATATGGTAGTAAAGAAGCCGGAGATAAGGTTGCTGGTGCTATTCATGCTAAAATGGCCAAGGCCGGTAAGCTTGAGGAAACTGCTGATATTGATGTTCTCGAATGGATGAAGCGATTCAATTCCTTAGGTAAGTAAAATGCGGCTCGACGAATTCAAAGAAGGAAACGAGCCAACAAAGGCATAAAGACAATGGTGCTCAGCACCATTTCTTTTGGGTGAACAGTTGACATTCGGGTAAGTATAAGCTATACTGACTCACAGCTGGAGAATACCTATGTCATTAAAAGAAGATTTTTTACAGAGTTGTCTAGTCCTAGACACCGAGACAAACTCGAATGAGTATAAGATTGCAGAAATTGTTGAAGCCGGATTTGTAATCCGTGAAGGCGATAGCTGGACAATCTTTCAAGAACTGCATAAGCCAGTTGATCGTCCTATTCCACCCAAGGTGGAATCCATTTGCTACATCACAAATGCAATGGTAGCGGACAAGCCTAGTTTCATCGACTCCAAGGATGTGTTCCAATCTGTTGTAGACGGATATGCGAATGGATACCTTGTAGCGCACAATCATTTCTACGATATGCGTGTATTGGAAAATCACGGTATCAACATGGCAAATCACACCTGGATTTGCACTTGGCGCCTTGCCAAGAAAATCTTCAACGGAATTGAAGATATCGAAGAAACAAACCTCCCCTACTTGCGTTTTAAGCTGGAACTAGATGTTCCCATCGAGATGCATTGCCACCGTGCGGGAAATGACTCCTACATCACTGCTAAATTGCTAGAAGTTTTGGTAGATTTGATGGAGGACATGGGCATTGTAGATCAGACTAAGCCATACGGTCCGCAGATTGCAAAATGGGCAGCAGAACCTATAATTTACGAGCGCATGCCTTTCGGCAAGCACAAGGGCGAGTTGATGACAGACGTTCCGCGTAGCTATTGGAAGTGGGCGTTGGAAAACATGGACTCGTTGAACGAGGAAGCAGACAATTTCGACCCAGACTTTGCTGCTAGCGTAGCAGTGTGTTTGGAATAAAGAAAGGAACTCATGTCCTGTGTCATGGATTAGAACCGGGGCACATGGCATTCTTACCACGGGATTTTGTGACGAATCCTGTGCTTAAGGAATCTGCTTACGAAATAGATCAGTTGATGCAGAGTATAAGTGTTGGTGAAAACGATTATACGTTAACTGTTTTTGAAGTAGATGATGAGCAAGCTCAAATATACGTAATCAACAGATTGAAAGGTTATTGACCGTTATTATTTCTTGCACCGTTCATATCTAGCGAGCCAGACAATGGAACTGTAGGATCATATCTCTGAACGTGATGGTTGTAAGGTAATCCTGCGTGCGCGAGTGCATACTGTAAACCACGATAGCCCGGAGATTGAAATTTACCTTCCTTAGGAACAGTTCTATATTCCGGCTGTGCTTCTGTAACAGGCTTAGTAAAGACAGGAACTTTTTCTTCGTTGAACCATTCTTTGAAATACTCGTCATAATACTTTCGATTAATGTCTTTGTACTTCACATCTTCAGGATTCATAAACCTATCAGATTCTTTACTTGCCTCTTTATAGAATCGAGCAATAACGTCGGTAACTTCTTCTTTTAAGATGTCTTTAATTTTCATATTACTATTTATCAAAGGAAACAAATGAGAAACGCTTTAATCCCAATGGTCGTCGAACAAACCGCTCGAGGCGAACGTTCATACGACTTGTATTCGCGCTTGATGAAGGAGCGTGTTGTTTTCTTCAGCGGTGAAGTTGAAGAACACATGACCAACGTCATTGTCGCCCAGCTGCTCTTTCTTGAAGCTGAGAACCCAGAACAACCTATAAATATGTACATCAAGTCGCCGGGTGGTTCCGTTTATGACGGACTGGCTGTCTACGATGTGATGCAATATATCAAGTGTCCTGTTTACACATATGTCACTGGATGGGCTGCAAGTATGGGCTCCTTCATTGCACAAGCTGGTGAACCCGGCCACAGATATATTCTACCACGTGCAATGACAATGATTCACCAGCCGTCGAGTGGAACACGTGGTAAGGTTTCGGATATGGAAATCGACTTGATCGAAAGTATCCGTTTGAAGAAGGAAATGACCGAATTGTACGTCAAGCATAATTCCAAGGGTGTCACATATGACAAGTTCAAGGAATTGCTAGACCGCGATAAGTGGCTTACTGCTCCGGAAGCAGTTGAGTTGGGTCTTGCAGATCAAATAGTCGATAAGAGACTATAAGGAGTAAAATGATTCAGGTTACTGAAAACGCAAAAGACAAACTAATCTCTATCCTGTCGGAAGAGAAGTCTGCCGCAATTAGATTTGGTTTACAGGGTGGTGGTTGTTCTGGCTTTTCCTATTACTTTGCTTTGGAAAATGATATTGCCGAAGACGACATGAAGGTACAATTGGATGCTAACCACATTATGGTTATAGATTCCATGAGTTGTATGTATCTTGAAGGCGCTGAGGTAGATTATAAGAAGGACTTAATGGGCGAAAGCTTTGTGTTCAATAACCCAAACACAACCACAAAATGTGGATGTGGCAGTAGCGTGGGTTTCTGACTAAATAGCTTTATGGAATCACCGTCGAAAATCTTACTAGCTCTGGAAGCAGTCAGGGGCCTATGCGAATATGGCCTTGGCTGGGCTGCTCACATGCCTTTACAGCAAATTTGCGAGAAGGGAGATGGGCATCCTGTCATTGTGTTCCCCGGGCTAGGGACGGCCGACGATTCTACGCATTTTATGCGCAATTTCCTAGAGGAATTGGGCTATAAAGCGTACCCGTGGGGGCAGGGCCGGAACTACGGACCCAGAGGCGGCATGGATTCGATGATGCAGACTCTGACCTACCGTGTTCGGGAAGTCTCTGAGATGCACGGTGGAGATAAAGTTAGTTTGATTGGGTGGAGTTTAGGTGGGATTTATTCCAGAGAAATTGCTAAGTCCTCGCCCGATCTGGTAAGGCAAGTAATTACACTTGGTACTCCGTTTAAGAGTTTAGATGTTGCAACCAATGCTGCTAAACTATATCAGATACTAAGTGGAGATAATAGTCATACTGACAGAGAGTTGCATGAAAAGTTGGGAATTAAACCGCCCGTGCCTTTTACGTCAATCTACAGTAAGACAGATGGTGTTGTTTCTTGGGAAAGTTCATTAGAGGAAGAATCAGAAATATCGCAAAATGTTGAGATACCTGGTGCAAGTCACTTGGGCCTTGGACATAACCCGATTGCCATGTATGTAATTGCTGATAGATTATCCCAGCCGCGTGATTCTTGGAAGCCCTATAAGGGGTAACCACATTATAATCGCAAACAAGCCGGCTAGAATGCCGGCTTTTTTGTTTGTTGACAAAATGCGACTACTGTGCAATAATACAGTAAGGGTCAAGGAGATTTATGGAAGACAAAAACTTATACGTGCCTATGAATAGGCTTATCGAGACAAAAGACAACACTTGGACGTTTATTAGCATCAATCTTTCATATCCTGAGATCGCGAAGCAAGGCATCATACTTTGGTGCGTTGAGAATATGCAAGGTCGCTGGACGATGGCCGGCGGCAACAAATTTGGATTTGAGGAAGGGATGGACGCCACAGCATTTACGTTCAAGTTCGGAAAATAGCGTGAATAAATAGTTAGTTAATGGAGGTTACTATGTACGATGAAACTGTTGACTTGAAGCGCAAGCTTTACATTATCAAGCATTCGGATTTAGCGGATGCACTAATTCTCGACGAGAATTACAGACAGCTGATCCGTGAGACCCCCGACGAGACCGAACAAAAACGGTTGATTGCGTTGCGTACCTTTGCACAATGTCGCATTCAGGAATTAACGGCAAAGCAATGAAACAAGTTTGGGTGGAAGAAACACCCAAACTTGTGGATCAAGCCACGAGATCTTTACAAGCACTTGGAGCGAGAGTAAAGTTCTCAAGGCGGACTACCTACGACCCTACTTCCAGATATTCCCAATATGGGTCATCATATTCATCGAGCTATGAAACACACGATATCGAATTGCAGTTCAATTCGGATGGTGTGATGAATTACTTCCTGAATATGGTTGTAAATTATCAGCCACTGTTGGATGCAGACTTCGAAAGAAGAACTGAGGAACAACTCAGGGAACAAAATCCGACTTTGAAAGATGCATACGATCAATACCGCCTACTACTAAAACTTATAACGGGTGAAAACAAGAAATAATGCTCAATATCGCCAGACAGATTTATGCAGGTTGGGACACTATTCCAACGGCCGCCGACACACTACCAGAAGCAGAAGTTATTCCTAACGGAGACGCTCCTAACGAAAAGAAAAAGATTGCAAAGTTCACTACCAATCATAAAGTAGTCAAAGAATTCGACAATATTCCTTTACCCGGGTTTACGTTACACAAGACGAATCGAGCGAAATGGGGTTCTGTTGATCCCACTTGGTTGATTATTGATCCCCGGGGATTCCTTGCAAGAATTAGTCAGGACAATTTGGAGAAGATTCTTCATGTCACTGGAATTACAGAAGGCCTGATTCAAGAGCAGTGCGTTTGGGCAAGAGAAAATACAAACACAAAACTTACGCTAGTTCCAATTAGTTCTCCATCCTATATCGAAGCAGTCAGAAATACTGAACTGATCGAAGGTAAGGTGGACATGAGTGAAGTACAGATTGGAGACACCGTACTTCTGCAGAATAAACTACAAGGAATATATTTGGGCGTGATGTCCTTGTATGCCGGATTGCACAATGCAAGTTCCAGAACAGAACTGAAGGTGAGAACATATCTGCGCAGGCAGGTTGTCCAAACTGATACGGACAAATTCCATTTTCAATCTGATGTAAAAATTCTGAAAGTGGTAAATCGAACCAGCACACCAATGACACGTGAAGATTCGATGAAGATTATGAATGATTCCATTGCAGGCGGCAATTCATATTTCTCCTCGGATTCGCAGATGAATTCTGCAAGATATTTCAGCCGAGATATTGTAAGATTTGCTTCAGTCCATGCTGTGCAGACAGTAAATCTAAGCCTGGAAGAAGTTGACGAGCTTGGTGCAACTGCACTATTCTACGATGGACAAGCCATTTCCGATAGCGGGCTTCTGGTATTAGAAAAAGCCAACGGCGACAGATTCCTAATTGACCACCCCTGGGCATTTACTAGCGGCCCGATCAATTCTGTTCACGGATTTAACACACTTGAACTCAGTTCAAAAGAATGGCCCGAGGATAAGTTGGTCCTGCGGGAAGAGAAAAGATATTACAGTCAGCCGAAGGGGCAGACATTCAAACTTGACAACTTTGTGAAATTCTATAAAATAGTCAAACACGTTAAGAAGGACTCTTACGTCTAAACTATAGGGATTTCATGGACACAACTATTCTAACAAACTATGCCACTTTCGTTGATGGCGTTACTAGCCCGGTAAGCAAGGATGACGAACTTTTCATTAAGCGCATCCAGGAACTATCCGCACAAGGTGTTCAAGTAGCACGCTTATCCACTGCGGGTATCGGTCTTGCTAGCGAGGGTGGTGAATTCGACGAGATCGTGAAGAAGATTCTCTTCCACGGTAAGGAATACAACGAAGACAACGTCTTCCATATGAAGCGCGAATTGGGCGACATCATTTGGTACTGGACGAATGCCTGCATTGCACTAGGTATCGACCCAAATGAAGTTATCGAAGAAAATGTACGCAAGCTGGAAGCGCGTTATCCAGGCGGTAAGTTCTCTGTTTGGCATTCGGAAAACAGAAAAGAAGGCGACCTCTGATCTTTTCGCAAATTGGAATGCCACTAAGACTCCTAATCCTGTAACAGGTGATTGTTATTTCGATCACAATACACACGAAGGATTTATATGGCAAGGTACCGCGTGGGTCAAGTTCTCAGGAGAGCCAAGCCCGGAACCGCCGTTTCTTCCGCCGACGACGGAACAACTGGAAAAACATCCAGCATTAAAGGAAGCATGGGAAGAGTTTCTCGTACTAAAAAAGCTGATCGGGGTGTAGAACCAATCTACACTTTTGAATGGCGTGCAGATTTGCACGACGTTTATATCTGCGATCCGACAGATGGAGCCATGGAGGAAATGGTTGATTTCTGTAGAGAACAGGGATTAAAATTGGTATCTTACGACAACACTGATGTCAGTGATTGCTCCGGGCAGTGGGATACTATTGCCCGTTTCAGATTTGAAAGTACAGAAGACGCTCTTCTATTCAAGCTTAGGTACAAATGACAAAAAAAGTTTCAGTACAGCATTGGCGACATGAGGATGGGTGGCGATCTGTACCGCAAGTATTCCGCAACAAGGATCCTTCCCTGCCGGAAAAGGAATTTAACCCAGAGATGGTGGGATGGTTTTGCTGGGTATTTACTTCAAACTATCAAGAATTTGAAGAATGGATGCAGCAAAATATGGTTGGAAAATATGATTGCACACCTCGCTTCAATTCCGGTAATCCAATGACCACAGTCTGGATTAGGGAAGACGAGGATGCAACAAAATTTAAGTTGAAGTGGATGTGAGAAAGTTAAACCGTACAATTTGGCCGTACCAGACTATCATTGTTGATTTCGTCGACAAGGCGGAGCCATGGTGTAAGGAAAATCTGGGAAGACGTTTCCGGGAGTGGTATTCTTACGATACCGATAAGGGCAGACTTTACGCATTCAAGGATTCGGAGACGTTGCTTAGATTCAAGCTAACATGGAAGTACAAATAGAATGAAAATTATCAGAAACACAATTAAAGCCATTATGAAATGGGCTGTATCGGATAAGCAGAACGATTACGAGCGAGAATCTCCTATGCCAGTTTCCTACAATGGGACACTGAAGAGCAGCGGATCTGTACGTGCTTCGTCTTCTCTGGATGAATTCAATAACGGATTCAATTTCACTGTATTCAATGCTACCGGCGGTAAGGTCATTCGAGTTCACAGCTACGATCCGAAACAAGACCGCCACATTTCTAATCTGTACATTATTACAGACAAGGAAGACTTTGGCGAAGAACTTGCACAAATTATCACTCGCGATTCTTTGTCGCGATGAGCGTAGAAGTAGAAATTCGTATTCCTGGTGCAGGCGAAAAATGGAATTGCCCCGGAGTAGTAGAAATAAATAAATGGCTATTGGAGAACCTGCCCGAGGACGACTATCGTGCTTGGTGGCAAGGCCCTAACAGCCTAAAGTCTGACATTTTCGTTGTCAGATTCAAACGAGTGGACGATGCTATCGCATACGCATTAAAATGGACGTAACAAACAGCAAATGGACGGCACGCTTACTTGGAATGGCCAAGAAGGTAGCCAGTTGGTCTAAGGACCGTTCTACCAAAGTCGGCGCAGTAATTACGACTAAGGAAGGGCTTCCGGTATCGTGGGGTTTTAACGGAATGCCAATGGGGATCGACGACGATGTTGAAGCACGTCACGAGCGTCCTATCAAATACAAATGGTTCGGACATGCAGAACAAAACGCAATGGATTTGGCTCCAAACGGAGACTTAACCGATTGCGTCATGTTCGTAACCTTCTCTCCGTGTGCTCGCTGCGCCCAGTCAATCATCAACAAGAAGATTAAGACTGTTGTGGTGGATGCAAACTTTGCAGCACACAAAATGCCAGAACGTTGGCAAGAAGATATGAATGTAGCATTGGAAATGCTACGTGAAGCAGGTGTTACTGTTTTGGAGCGTGAACCAGAATCGTTCGGTGATGTCGTACAATTTAGTACCACCCCCACGCTGCGTTCAGTTGACACTGACAAATAATACATGCTACAATAAGGTTCAACTTCCTAACTTTGCAGAAAGCGAAATATGACCAAAGCAACTTCCAAGTCCACCCCTCCGGTGAACCTCAAGGAGCAAAATGCTGCTCATTCCTTCCGCCTCACGATTCGTGATCGCGAACACTTCTACCGCGTGGTGAAGTGGATGAACGAAAACGTCGGCAAGGGCTCCGACAAGTGGACGGTCGAAGGCCGTGTGCTGAAGAGCCTGAAGCAGGGCAAGGCTGTGGATCGCAAGATCTACGTCTACCGCCAAGACTTCGACGAGGGTTCTGCGCTCTTCCTCAGCCTGATCTGATGTCCGACTGGGTCTTTCAACCGTACATTCTGGTAGCCGGAAATGGCGAAGGGCAGGAGCTCATCGCCATTAAGTTTATCGAATCCATGACTGTTCTGAATTTCGATTCGGAAGAAGAAGTCGTGGAGCGGTTGAAAGGTGATCGGCATCTTTTTTGCAGAATGGTATCGGGTAAAGAATACCTTATATCAATGCAAGCACAGCTGAAAAACTTCGTAAAATATAAACTGCCCGATGACCCGACGGAATTGCGTCAGTGTATATTTGAAAAATGGTACCATATGGTATCGGCCTGATTAACTGGAGAAGTGTATGAAGCAGCAAGGAAAACTCATCGTCGGTGACCCGATCAAGATCAACAGTCTGACCCGTGAATGGGAGACTGTTCGTGTCCATCCG